ACGACCCGTCTCAATTTCCATGTCTGAACTTTCCTCCGCCGCGCAGGCGGTGATTACTGCCAGCAACTGTGCTGGGTCTCGAATCGTGCAGTTGCACATTGCCGCCGCCCTGCGAGCCGCTGCGGATCAAGTTGTACCGACCACAGTTGATCCAAGACTGGGCACTGTGCGCTCTGATTTAATGCGCATTGCCAACGAGCTTGAAGCCCACTACCCACTCAACCAATGACCATTCTTTGCGACTACGAAATCAAAGCGCTATGCACCGACGGCATGGTGCCAAACTACGACGAGGCATTGATCAATCCCGCCAGTCTTGACCTACGGCTTGGCGACACGATCATGATCGAGTCCGCCGAAAACCTCAACATGCGGCCGCTCAGCATTGCAGGACGCACAGCAGAGAACCCTTACGAGCTGAAGCCAGGTCAGTTCATCCTTGCGCAGACGATTGAGGTGTTCAACATGCCGGAGAACATTGCTGGCTTGTTCTTCCTTAAGTCAAGCCGCGCGCGGGAAGGCTACGAAAATCTGCACGCCGGTTACGCCGATCCTGGATGGCACGGCAGTGTGCTGACCTTGGAGCTGAAGAACTCGCGCCAGATCTTACCGTTGCCGCTTTGGCCTGGCTTAAAGATCGGGCAGATGGTGTTCTTCCGCATGAGCCAGGAGCCAGTAACCAGCTACAGCGTCACTGGCCATTACAACTCAGATCTCACGACGACGGCCTCGAAGCAGTTCCTCAGCGGCATCTAGGTGCCACTGCTCTAGTCCAGTCCGCAACGCTGCCGATGCCTCCTGTACAAGCCAGTGGATCTGAGACCGCTGGCTTGCCTCTTGCTCGGCTAACAACAGCGCATATTCCAGCAGTCCGCCCCAATCTGCTGCAGCATGTAACGCACGTAGCCGCGCAGCATTGGCAGCACCGTGGAATTGTGCTTCCATTGTATGTACTAACGGATTTTCCATGTCTGACGCTATTGGCGACTACTTGAACAGTATCGCGCGGTATCCACTTTTAACACCGCAACAAGAGATACAACTTGGTCGCCGCGTCGCAAAGTGGAGAGAATTAAAGGATCTTGAAAGACCTTTAACGACACAAGAACGCCGCGAACTGCGCAGCGGTGAGCGTGCGCGGCAAAAGTTCATGCAATCCAACCTGCAACTAGTAGTGCATGTTGCGCGCAAATACAGCAAGCGCAACACGCAAACGCTTGACATGTTGGACCTGATCCAAGAGGGGAACATCGGCCTTGCGCGTGCTGTTGAGCTGTTTGATTACAGCCGCGGTTACAAGTTCAGCACCTATGCCTACTGGTGGATTCGCCAATCCATTGGGCGCGCATTGATTCAGTACGACCCAATCATCAGGCTGCCGCTTGGCGTGCATGAAATGCTGATCAAACTAAATAAAACAGCACAGGCATTTGCGCAGGATCACGGGCGCACCGCGACCATAGCTGAACTTGCAGCAGTGCTTGATGTGACTCCTAAGGTGATATCTGACACATTGCAACAGGCTTATCGGGTCACAAGCCTTGATAAGCCTGCGCAAGATGAATCATCCAACATCTTGGACATCATCGCCGATCAAAGGCAGTACGACGTTGAATATGATTGGCAGCTTGAAACTGTGCGTGATTATTGCGATGAGCATTTAGATGATCGCACACGTGAAATTATCTATGCCCGTAACAGTCGCAATCCGGTGCCGTGGAATGATCTAGAGAAGCGCATGGGCTTATCACGTGCACGCATGTGCGAAATACAAAGGCGTGGCATAAGCCGCCTTCGTATGCTGATAGGCAACCCGCTGGCAGGCACCCCACTTGGCGCCAACAATACAGAAAGTCGGGAACGTTTGGAGAGTCTGTCTGGCAGGAATGTGTAAAGACCACCAGCAAGAATGGCAGGCTAAGGTGTTCTATCATCAGATGCTTGAATCCAGTGCAGCACAGCAATCTCGCGATCTAGCAAATAAGAATCCTGCTGATTGAACCACTGCTGCCATTCTTCGCTGCCTTTATTTCGATTGCATGGCCTGCAGGCTGGCACAAGATTAGTCGTCACGGTAGCGCCGCCTTTATGGCGCGGCTTGACGTGATCTAACGTGTCAGCCAATTCTCCGCAATAAGCGCATTGATGCTGCCATGCTTCAAAGATCTGCTGCCTGAATTTATGTTTTGCACTGCGTTTTGGGACGAGGTTTGCGCCATCAATGCAGTGATCCACGCAGTGGAGCCAGCTACACCAGCTTAGTAATCCCAACGCACGCGTGGCCTGCCGCGACGCATTCCTAAATGCACGAATCCTTTGGGTGCGCCGTAGCCAAGTGAATACGGCCAGTTAGCGTCGCACCACTCTTGCACGTGGTTGATGTTGACTTCACGGATATAGAAATCAACAGCGCCAACATCAGGTGCATCGTATAGATGCTCGCTGCCACTGGAGCCGCCTACCGCTGCATTGATGGCACGCGGGCGGTATCCACTGGTGATGACTACAGGCTTGCCGCCAAACTTGACGCGTGCACGCTCAAGGAATGCGGCTAACTCTGCTGCTGTGTCGAGCTGATATTGATGATCAAACCGCCGTGCCTCTTGGAACAAGGCAAACTCACCAAGCTGTATGTGCGGCGTGATGCGTGCGGTGAATGCACTATTGGGCGACAGCTTGGCGGGATCTTGCTGTTGCTCACCAGTCCACAGCCGGCCTTCTGCGCGGCGGCGGCGCAGCAATCCTGCCTCTACAGCACTACCTGGGTTGCGGTACAACTCCATCGCTGCTGGCACTGCATTCCAATCCTTGCCGACAAGATGCTTGCTGATGGTTTCAAAGCCAGCGCTTCCATAAAAGCCAGCGCCTAGGTTGTATGCGAATGAAATCAACGCAGACTGCTTGTTAGCAGTCATCTCATTCCAAAACGGCACGCTATTGCGCAGCTTGGCTGCGATGCGCTCAACCTCAAGCGCTAACAACTGATCAGCATCAATCACAGTGATCTTGTCACCGCGTTGCACCTTGCGACCATCTGGGTAGCGCGTGGTGCCATAGCCAATGGTTGCCACCTCCCATCCACGCAGTGGATCAGGGTAAGCGCTGAGATGCACACCCTCGAACTCTTTAATGAGCTTTATGGCTGAGTCATAATTATGCAGTTTGCCACCAGCCTGCCAAGTCTTATACCACGGTTGATCCTTGCTAAAAACCTGCGGTGCAACCTTTAATAGCTCTGTCTCTAGTTCGGATATGGCAGCCATTTGATGCGGCGTGCCGTGCTTGTAATACTTAAACAGATCGGTCAGTTTTATCATCGCTTTGCAAACGGAGTGATCACACCGGCAAGAATCTCAATAGCCCTATAGATCTTGACTGCTGCTTTGGCGGTGGCACTAAGCGCTGCGTTGTCTTTAGGAGTAGGAGTCAGGTTGACCACAATCAAGGCAACACCATGAACGGCAACTGCCAAGGCAATGTAATCAGCAAGGCGATCCATGGTTAACGGCTCCGCGGCTGTGCTTCCAGCTTAGATACCCTTTGTTCAACCGTATTCAACCGCGTAAAAGTCTCCTTGCGGTCTTCTTTGATATCAGTGTGGAGCACTTCTAGCTGAGTAGCAATGTGCTCCACGGCACTGGTCAATCGGATCACAGCATCTCGCGCTTCATCATTGCGGCGACTAAAACCCATTGCGCCCATTGCGGCAACGGAGATCGACGCCCCGGCAACAGCAGCGATCAGCTCGATCATGCAAACAGCTTAGCTATCAGCTAGGATTGACGCCTAGACCTTTCTGAGATCTAGGCGTTCCCGTAGAGGCCGGCTGCGGGCACCAGGTGGACACCGCGTGAGGACCCACCACCGGCCACCCTATTCAATCATCCTCCCTTGGGTTGATTGCCAACAGGCTATAGCCCATTAGGACTAAGAAGCTGAGGCCGATGACGGCTGCGGTGGCCATTGGACGTTCCAGGGGAAACCAGGTTGATCTGGCACCATACGCAGATTTTCGCGGTAAAACGCCCAAGCCGCTTTGGCTTCTGGATTTAGCGGTGAATCAACCAACTGCGTCCAGTCGCACTCGGACAGACGACGGTTGCGATCAGCACGAACGGCTTTGGCTTGCTCAGCATCCTTGGTAAAGCAATAGGCTTCGTACTGCTCAGCAGCGGTGTGCACCACGCCTTCATCGTCGGTGTAGTCCTGGAACACAGGACCGGCGATGTACTTGGTAAACCACTGACCGTTTATTTCTTCGATGCCATCACGCTGGCTGTACTGATACGGCGGCACAGTGGTGGCTTGCGGACCCTCAAGGATTGGGTCGTAGCCAAAGCTATCCAAGATCTCAACAGTAAGCACCTTGGGGAAGCTGGTGTTGGGGTTGTCGGCGCGAAGTTGGCTGTCGGTGATGACGGCGCCGGTGGTGCGGTTGCGGAGTTCCATGGTGGCCTCAGGCGATGGCGGAGGTAGGTTGTTCAAGTGGGGCATAACCCCATCCGTTCCAGTTATTTTTGCAGCGCCACATCACAGTGGCAGCCTTGACGCCTGTTGCTATTTCACATTCTTTGGATGTGGCAAAGACGCCAGCAGGAGTGAGATAGCGCTTGCCAAGCTTTGATGCCGCCAAGCTGGTTCGATGCTGTTCGCTTTTAGGTTTGCCAGCTAGTTGCTGTTGAATTTTTTGCCTCCATTCAGTTGGACGCTGTTGCCCTGCGTGTGGCAATGCACTGTTTGCCTCAACCGTGTCGCAATACACGTTCCCCAACGCATAAGGGCCTGTGTCGTTGATGCGGCACATTTGATGGCTGCCTTTGGTTTTTCCACGCAGCTCCCACTTACCTGCTTCGTCCCACCATTGCTTCCACTCTTCAAAAGTAAACAGGAACTCAATGCCACGACGTTTGGCATCCGCCTTTGAGCGTGTATAGCCTTGACGGTATTTGCACTTAGTTGCCATGTCTACGCCACCGCTAAATAAATAAAACTACCACCGTTAGCGTTTATTGCTGCTGGTGCGGTGCTGCTGATTTGGAAACCAGACGACAACGGATCAATGTAATCAGTGTTTGTCACCTCTGCGGCAGTTGAGTTCAATAAAAGATAGCTGTCGTTACCGCTGACGATGCCGCGAGCGGTGTCCCAGATGTACCAGTCACCAGTGCTGTCGGTGCGCTTGATCATCACGAACCGTGCACCAGCGGTGAAGCCGCAATCAATGCTGAGCGTGGTGCCGGTGCCGGTGTAAGAGCCCACCTTCGAGATGCCTGGGCAGGAGGCGAAGAGGTAGGCAATGTAGGTGCCAGTTGAGCCATTGACATAGCCATTGCCCGTAATCGTAAAAACAGAAGCGGTGGGTGCAGTGCTGTTCCAGAATCTTGTGTTATCTGCCCCCGAATCAAAGCTACTCTTGGCGGTATTTTGATTCAGTACAACGTATTGACTAGCGCCTAATGGAGACGCATAGACAACCCATTCGTTCCCCACGCCGTTTCTTGCTTTAACAATCATTAACTCCGGCGCCACGCCAAGGTTGTGACTTACCGTGCGTGCCGAACCAGTGCCTGCATAAGCCACCACGTCGAAGAAGCCAGGGGCGCGGCGGAAGTTCCAATAGACAGAGCTGGATCCAGAGCCCCAGTTGTCATCCTCGATGCCATTGTTCTTATCAAAGGCAAAATACACGTAAGTCCCGGTTGTTGCAGCATCAGTAAGATTGGGCGCAAGCAATTCAGTGCCACCTGTCAGCCTTGCTGAAGCATATTTATTTGTAGTTGCGCTTGGACGCGCGTTTATTGTTAAATCTACTGGAAAATTGTTGGTAACAAAACTGCCCCCGTTTTGCAGATCTACATCAAACACCGTCGTAGCATCCGTAGGCGCCTTCATCGGCCCGCGACGGATGGCGATGTAGACGAGCGTAACACCGCTGCCAATAAATCCTGCGCTGTATCTAAACCCTGTCGAGGTAGGCTTTACATAAGTGGTTCCAGAGGTAGTAATTTCCGCTATGTTCTGATTAGGGTACAGGTTGTTAGTCAGTGTGTGCGCAAAGCCCCTCATATTGTCAATCAAGATCCAGTTAGAGGATGAGCTGGATGCCTTAAGGATTACAAGTTGCGGTTCCCACCCCAAATTAATGTCAGTATCACCAGAGGCAGGCTCGGTAAAACTTCCACAAGTTACTACACTCTCATTCCCGCTATCGCCAAACCCTCCAGCATCGTGAGCGAAGAGGTAGGCAACAAAAGAACCCCCATTTGCATTCACATTTGAGTCTGCAACTAACGAAAAAGTAGATGCGCTAGCAGCTGTCACTTTGCTGCTGCTAATCGCCGCAGATGTATCATTTAGATATAAAAATTGACCGGTGCCAGTGCTTCTGTGATATACGATCCAATCTGCAGCAGAATCAGTCCTTTTTATAATAATTACACCCGGCGTAGAGCCCAGGCTGTGATTAACGCTACTGGCGGCGCCGGTGCCCGTATAAGTCACCACATCAAAGAACTTCGCGGCCTTGCGGAAGGTCCAGGAGGCGTAGGTTTGGCTGCTTTCATTGTACTGGATATTGTTTCCTATGCTAAACCCAGTCGATGTAAATGCCGTCAACCCAGTAGTGTAGACCTGCTGGCCATCAGTCTGATTACTTGATAATTGCTGAGTTACTCCCCGCCCTGTGTCATTCAGAACGTTGTTATAGGCAACGCTTCTGCCCTTAATCCAAACCAATCCCCCCTTACCGCTCAGATCAATCCCATTCGTGATCGTCTGCGTGCTGCCGTTGCCCGTGTAAAGGAAGGTGCCGAACACGTCCTCAACGTAGGTCTTAGCAGCAGCGCCACCTGCACCAGCAGCGCCCATCATCAGTGCTCGTGTATTCGGATCCATCGCGCTATCAGTTGGTGTAGTTGATCAGCGACGATGCACGCCACCGAGTGCCGCCGTCGTCAGTAACGAAGAGGAATAGGTGCGTCTTGCCTGTCGTTAGCGTTGGCGCTGTTCCTCCAGGCCACTCCACACCGCTGAACCATGTAATCGTGCCGCTGGTATGCGTCAGCTCCAACGTGAACGCATAAGCACGAGAGGCGGGGACATTGCTGACGGTGAAGGTGCTGTTGCCGTTGATCGTCTTGGTGAAGTAGTTGCCGGTACTGCAGTCGATGTTGAGCGCACCAACTGCCACTACGGTTTGGGCGTAGGTGCCGGCAATGTCCAGCTCTGTGTTGGCCGCCGCGCTCGATTGTCCCAATGCGAGGGTGCTGGTGGTTGCGATGCTGCCGCTGGTGCTGATGTTGCCGCTGGTAATCGCGGTGCCGCTGACCTTGCCTGCGGTGCTGATTGTTGCCAGCTTGGTGTCCGCAATCGCGGCGCTGGCATTGATATCAGCATTGACGATGACGCCAGAGCCAATCGCGGCTGTACCACTACTGCTGATGGTGATATCGCCGCTGACCTTGCCGAAGGTGTAATCAGTGATCCGGGTCGCGGCGGCCTTGCGATTGGTGCCAGCGCCACCGTCATCAACGATGAACAGATCAGCGTCCGCAAGGGCCGCACCAATATCAGTGCCACCATCAATATCGAGGGCGGACAGGCTGACTTTCTCGGCGGTGCTGATCGTGCTCAGCTTGCTGTCGGCAATGCTGCCGGCAAGCATTGTGTTGGTGACCGTGCCAGTGTCGCCGGTAGTGATGACGGTGCCGGTGACATTGGGCAGCGTGATTGTGTGATCCGAAGTTGGATCAGCAACCGTAAGCGTTGTTTCGTAGGCGTCATCTGTAGAGCCCTCAAACACAAAGCTCCCGGTATTACCAATCGTCAGCGAGCCGGTAATCGTGCCGCCGCTGGCAGTGAGCTTTTCGTTCTCTAGTTCTTGGATTGCTGCCTGAACGTTGGTGGCAGCGATGTTGCCGTAAGGCGTGAAGCTGATGTTGCTGGCGGTCTGACCGGCAATCGCGTTAGAAACGTCGATCAGATCCCACGAGGTGCCGTTCGACAGGATCATGTCGGGCGGCGCCAGCGCCTCAGCTGGTGCGTTACCGGTGCCGGTGCCCGACTGCGAGACGACGACGTAGTAACGGTTATTGGTGGTGGATGCAGCCGGCAGCGCTGCGCCTGCAGTCAGACCAGCAGCAGAGCCAGCCGAGGTGACAGAGCCAACCTGATTCAAGTTGGCGTTGTAGGTGCCGGCGTAAACCAGCTCGCCGGATGTGATCGTGACCGGCAGCCATGCCGAACCCGACCAGATATAAAGGTCGCCGTTCAGCTCATCCCAGAAATACTGCCCTTTGAAATCGGCAGCTGGGAAGGTGACGATTCCGCTGGTGCTGCCGGCACCACCAAACTTGACGGTCGATGAGTTGGCGAGCTTGACGCCCGTGATGCTGTTGGTGCCGAGTAGGTCTACACTAAACGTGCCCGTGGTGACCTTGCTCGCATCAAGGCTGGGAATGTCCCCGGCAACGAGGGTGGTGCCAGTGGTGACGTGACCCTGGGCGTCGACCGTGACTTTGGTAAAGGTGCCGGTGCTGACGGTGTTGAGATGGCTGAGCTGACCGCTCTCGTTCATCTGTAGGCCGGAACCAACCTTGACGGTGCCGGTAACAGAAGTCGTGGCAGCAGGAATCGAGACGTACTTGTTTTGCCAGGCTGCACCGTCCCAGTAATAGGTAATGCCGCTGGCAGTGTCGATGTATTCCTGCCCGGTGTAGTTACCAGAACCACTAGGTGCGCCGGTGCCTGTTTGAGCGGTGGAGTTGTCCGCCAGCTTGGCGGCGGTTACGGCGTCATCTGCGATCTTGGCTGTTGTGACCGCATTGCCGTTGATCTTGGCAGTAGTGACCGCATCGTTAGCGATGGTGGCGGCAAAACTCCCACTGCCAATACCGGTGACATCCCCGGTCAGCTGGATCGTTTGATCGCCGGTGTTAGTGCCGCTGCTGGCGCCGCTATGGGTGCCGCTAAACGTGCCGGACTGAGTAGCAAGAGTGCCAAGGCCGAGGGCTGTGCGTTGTGCTGCAGCATCAGCCGCACCAATCACCGAGCGGCCCGCGCTCGTGCAGGTGATTTCTTCGACATTGCCGCCGCCAGCTGAGCTACGACCCAGAACAACGTCTGTGCCACTGGTGTTTTGCAGCTTGTCATAGGTGACCGCGTCAGAGGCCAGCTCACTCGAGCCGACAGCGCCGGCTGCGATGGCATCGGCTGTGACTGAGTTGGTTGCGAGTTGATCAGCGGTGATGGCGTCGTCGGCCACCTTTGCTGTGGTGATCGCGTCGTCGGCAATGGCCGCAGTGGCAAGGCCGGCAGCGTTGATCTTGGCGGTGGTGACGGCCCCGTTGGCTAGTTGGGCCGTGTCGACAGCCCCGGTTCCAACTGAAGCGCTGATATTGGCGTAAGCGCCGGCGCTATAAACCTGCAGGACGCCAGTCGAGCTGTTGTAATAACCGCGCCCTTCAAAGTTATCGGTAACGGGTGCAGTGGTATCAACTGCGATGCTGCTGTCGTTTGCAAGTTTGGCAGCTGTTACCGCTCCAGTGGCTAAGGCACTAGCGCCGAGTTTGGTGGCGCTGGATTGGTCCAGCTTGCCGAGATCAATTGAACCGCTATCGGAAAGCGTGTAGCCCGCTTCAATCAGGCTTTTGACCGTGACCTTCTTGGTCTGACTGGCACTGATGTCCGAGATGGGCAAGACATCGTTGGCCGCAACAGCGGCTTCCGTTAGCTCCGTGAGCTGGGTAATCCGCTGGTCCGCCAAGGCGCTACCTCCTATCTGTGTAAAGTGTAGCTAGGTCAGTCTTCCACTTCCGTCAGAAGGAAGTCCAGCGACTGCTCTTGGCGAATGCGGTAATCATCTTCCTTGAGGATGTAGCCACTGGGCTTGCCGATTAGTAATCTTACTTCGCCCGTGGTCACAAAGTCGACGGTGGCTTCAATCACACTGTCCGCGCTTACGGTAACGCCAGAACGGACGACCATTGCCTCCACGTCGTAGTAGACGTTTTGCGATGCATCCGTTTCTGACTCTGACAGGTATAGAGCTAGGTCAATGCGAGATCCTGCATCTAGGCGCTGCAAAACTTGCAGCATTAAAACTGGGGATTCGGCAATGCCAGTGGTGTTGAAGTCAAAGTACGTTGTAATTTGACCATTGCCGCTAATGAGCCCGGCGCTGTAGCGCTGGCGGAAGTTGTCGTTGAGCGTGGTTGTATCGATGTCTTCGCGCTCGGTGTTCAGTTCAAAGCTTTTTACGTTACCGAGGACGTTGTAATCAACGTCTCGAGTCGTGCAAGTCACTTCGACCGGTGCGCCTGCGAAAGACTGCAGGGTTATTTCAGCGGATCGGTTGTTATTAACGGCGTCGGCAAACGACCGGAAAAAGCGCAGGCCGCCAGCAGCATTGACGTTGACAAAAGCACTAATGCTTTTCTCCACGACAGTGGCAGTAGGCCATGTCGCTACCGGGAAAAAAGCTAAGCCGCGAGCATCCTCGGTGTATAGCTCGACTCGATCACCGGTGATCAGATTGTCGATCGCTGTTTCAAACCCTGCGCGGTTCAGGCTGGTGTTGATGTCTTCTGGACCAACGGCGGCAGTTAGCCCGTTACCAGGCGGCATGTTGGATTCCGCCGTACGACGCAGCCGGACGTGTCCGCCGTAGCCAAGAAATACGGTCACGAGATCGTGCCACCACTTAGGAAGTCACCATCAACGGTGAACTGGATTGGTACGACGGACAGCTCACCGGTGGCGACGCTGATCTGCGCCGAGGTGATGTAGGCGTAAAACTGGATATCGTCAGCAACACCGCCGCCGACGTTAAGCGTTAGCAGCACCCGGTCGCTCTCGGTGATCGCACCGGTCTTGTGGATCTTGCTGAGTAGTTCGGTGAACTGGGTGTACGAAGCGGACTCGCCGCTTTCCAGCCTGTAGTACACCAGCGTGGCACTGCCGGTTGCGCTTTTGACGCCTGGGGTAAAGGTGCTGCTAACACTGTCGATCGTGTTGGTGCTAAGCAGCTCGACCGTTGTATCCAGCGACCAATCGCGGATCTTGGCTACTGGCTTACTGTTGAAGACCAAGGAGCCTGTACGGCCCGTATAAAAGCCCATGACCGGCTACCGTGTTAGCCCCATGCTAGCAATCACACAACAGCGATCAATTTGACCTGAACGGTGCTGCGTCCTCGGTACACGCTGGTGATATTGGGGGGACCCTCGTAACGCCACGCCGCACCGGATGGGTTATTGATCAACGACGAGGAGGCGGTCCATCCCTGAAACACATTGGCCGGCAAAGTAAATGTATAAAAAGTGCCTTCTGTTTCGTTGTAATGCGTCAGGAAACCTGCTGCTGCAGTATCGGGGATGTTTTCAAACGTAAGATCTAGTGTCGCTTCTGTTCGCAGGTTTCCATAGCGGATTCTGATCTCAGCACCACTTAGCGCTTTGTACTGTTTAACCGGCCAGTCGCCAGGAGCGAACGCGCGAGCGGAGGGAACGAGACTCGGGAAAGGCATTGTTACACTCCAGCGGCAGAGGCGAGGGCGTTATAGGGATATTCTGAAGCCGTCACGGATACCAGCCCTTCCTCGTCCAGTTCCACCTGTTCCACGATGTAAGTGGTTGTGGTGAGGTTTGATTGGGTGACAGAGAAGATGGCGTTGTACAAGGAGGGATCGGCGACTCGCCCTTGAGATACGTTCATCGTTGTCGTCGAGGTGGCTGGGTTGCCGCTGACGAAATAGATGATTGGGTAGCTGCCATCTTGGATGTTTTGAGCGCTGGTAATCAGGCCGGTGCTGCTGATCGAGCCGTTGGTAAAACGCGACGCTGAGACTTGGTTTAGCGCCACGCTAATCACAGAGCCGGGACCAATGGATGCGTTATCAAGTGTGGTTTTGAACTTGATGGCGTGGGTAACGTACTTGCGAAGGGCAATGAAGTAGTTACCGGCTTTTGTGGCGTGCGCTTCTGATGTACAGAATGCGGACATATCGAAGGATTCGAGCTTATCGTTTGCTTCTCCAAGGATGACTGTGCGCTCTCTAGGGAATTGATTGAGTAAATTTTCGCGGTAGATCATTTGAGCGCGGATTGGACGGCGCTCGCCGATATCCAAGTAGTCGAGCGAGAAGGATCCCTCAATGATGTTGCCGGCGGTGAACATTGCCGCCACACTCGGTGGTGGTATTGCTGGTAATAGCGCCAGCTTGCCGTTGCGCATCGCAAAGTTCAACAAAAAGAAGGGCGCAGTATTGGCAATGAACGAGCGCAGATTAGTGCGGTCAGAAATGACGCCGTCGAAAAATAGTCCACGCGAGTTACAGAATGCATCGGATTCAGCAAAGGACTGATCGTCAATCATGCTCGGTGATATGCCGCTTACGCGCGTAAGTAGGTACTTCACCAGCTGCGGGAAGCTGTTACTGGCGTTGATGCCAGATTTGATCCAGACACGCATTTGATCCACGCTGCTGGTGTTGCGGCTGGATTTCAAGGCAAGCATTGCACTTGCGAGGTTGGCGTAGTTGCCGCGCTCAACACCGCCGATCTGATTGACGTAGACGATTTCGTGCTCGGGGCCGGAGTCGCAACTGTGCGTAACCATGCTGCCGTATTGACTGATCTCAGCAAAAGTGGCGTAGTCTTCAAAGATGCGCCAGCCGCGTTCTTCTGGTGTAAGCGTTTTTGAGGTTGTGCTTACGATTCGGAACTGCAGTACAGCATATATGTTGCCGTATTGATAACTATCTGGTACAAAGTCCGCCACAAGTGGATTCGAGACCTTTATTTTGACGTTGTAGCCGATTGTTTGGCCTGCAGCAAAGCTGGAACCTTCTTCAGGTTTCGCGTCTGTTGTTGTAATAAACTGCGGTACCCACTGCAAATTCACTTCGAACTGTTCCGCTTTTACAACTAACTTGAATCTGACACGTCCGCGATCTGTTTCGCGCCTAAGCTCAATTGTGCGACGCTGACCAACCTTGCTTGGGGGGCCACCGAATAGTTCTTCAAGCGCCGCCCGGCGGAGACGTAATTGAGTCATCCCAAATTCACCTGGGATGATGTTCTCATCGCCATCACGCATCAACATCTGCTCATAGATTCCATCTTTAGGAATCACGTATGATTCAGTGTTGTACGGAGACCCCCAGCCGCGTGCCATGAACTGTCGCGGCTCAAAGTATGGGTGCAGTCCGCCACCTTCAAAAATTGAGTAGAAATCAGCTTTGACAGTTAGAGCCCCTAGGTTGATTGGTGCTGCGTTTGCGTTAAGGATATAAATGGATGTAAGTGCCTGTCCAGAATTTAAACTTTGGCGGATAATCGAGCTAGAGATAGGGTTGATTTGAAACTCGTACTCCTTGCTTGTCCCGTGGTTAATTCGCAACTGGTGGTATTGGTCAACAGGGCCAGCGCCACGTATTCCCAGAACGGGGCCAACAGCTGTCCATGATTGCTCTCCCGCCCCGCGCATATAAATGCGGAACATGGAAACACGAGGGAAATACTCGTTGTTGGTCCCGAGACTGAATTGAACTTTTTGCTCGTCGTAGTTGACTAAAACTGGAGGATCTGGGATGCCATTGAAGTGGCAAAGGCCATTAACTCGTCCCCACACTTGACTACGAATACCGATCTCGGTTGAAGCACATCGACGATTATTGCGAAAAGCACCAACGAAAGCGCGACACAGGGTAAAGTAAATAACTCCAAAGTTCCTTTCTGGAGGCTGGTTGTCATCTGTCGTATGCCTGTTGTTTTCAATATCGAACGATGAGCCACCTGGGATGGCGGTACTAAGCTGAACATCGATAGTTTTGCCTGGGGACCATTGATCCTTCGGGCGTGATACAACGCGGAATAGCGTTTCGCCTACGACGAACTGCTCACCGGTCTGCAGGATTTCATCTGCAGCTATGCATTCCGCATCGATAGCGTCGTTAATGTCGTCTAGCGTGATGCTGGTACTACGTAGAAAGTTGCTGGGTTTGCGGTCCATGCGGCGACCGCTGATTCTAAATACTGTTCCGCCAATGTCTTTGCCGTCAGACAGCACACCTTGGCGACGAGGGTAGCCACGCCCTGTGCCCGGCATCCCAGCATTTTGATCTGGATTCCCGCAGATTTTCTCGCGGTCGTTTCTGATATCTCGACGAGTACGGTCGTCTAGATCATCAGGAAAGGGGATGACACGCCAATTTGGCTTGAACTTAGTGCAGTTAGGGACAGGATTGGCAACACCAAAACGTGTGTTATTTGAGGGAGTTAAGCAAGCAGAAAAATCGCTAAGCGGTGCGCTTTCAATGATTGCTTGAGTGGCGTCATCGTTGTAGCCCGGCAGAGCGTTCCATGCAAATTTATACGTGGTGCCGCGGTGCGCGGTTAGCGCTGTGTTGCCGACAAAAACACCTGCAATATCGGGAGATTCGATGTTGTAGTTGCTGGGGCCTTGGTCCCCAACGAGGTAGAACATCTGGGCGGCCTGCTCGTTGCCGAGGCTGTAGGCGCGGCTCCAGATCAATGGCGGGGCAACGACCACACCACCTGTTGTTCCCGTGTATTTCGTCCAGATGATTGGGATTGCTGCGCCGAACTCGGCTAGGTCAGCAAAGCCGTCAAAGCTGGTGGATTGCTGAAAGCGATCTTGCCCAGTGCGCCCTTTACGGTTGATGCGCCGCGGCTCGTCTGGCGCTTCCGGTGCGCGAGGTTTTGGCGTCAGCAGGTACGAGACGCCGGTAAGAAGCAAGCCAACGGCGAGGCTGACTAAAACTGAAATTGTCGCAGGGTCGCAACGAATGTCAGGTATGTGGTCGTACTCGGCCGGGCGCACGTAGCTGTTGCGCTCCAGATCCTCTAAAAACTCGCTGTACTCAGCTTCCGAACAACCGACTAGCTCGCACAGCTGTTTTTCGTACGGAAGAAGTGGCCGCTTGATAGGTTTGCCAGCGGGCACCAGACCACTCGCTCGCTCAAAGGGCTGATAAGCAGAATCCCCTGTTGCCATGCGACGCCGAAAGCCCAGCTGTGTTGTGGCAGCAACACCACGTCACCATCGTAGCCACCATCTCTTACACGATTGCCCCATGTGTATAGGTCCCTAAGGACAGCGCGGCGCGGCAATCTGTACCAGTCCGGGCGGAACTGTGGGGTAGGTATTCCAAGGCGTTGCTCTACTTCGTACACCAAATGGATGCAGTCGATCGCACCATCGCTGCCATCGGCCCCAAGCTTGTAGGGTAGACCGATCAGATCAAGACAATCGGAAGGCACTGCTAGTAGGGATTGCGCCAACGGTGTTTTCGCCGATGAAGCGGAAGGGAATGTCGGTAGCCACAGCGTCTAAAACGCTGCTGAGCTGCAGCGTTACTTTGGTTTCATCTTGCGATGACGCGCTCACTTGTCCTACGTAGGTGTAGATCGTCCTACCGGCTGAGACGTTGACCAGTGCCACCGTGGCGACCCAGTTGCTGGTAATAGCCTCGGCGGCCCAGGAGCGCGAGAGATCGTTGGTAGGAAATACCAGCGTGGCTTGGGTGTTGTCACCTCCGCGACTGACGGTGACGCCGCTGAACCCGAAGGGCAGGAAGTTTCCGCCTTGCAGGCTGTAGTTCTGGTAGCTGGCTCCGTTGAGGTTAAGCGTGTTGCCGATAATTAGTTCCATCAGACTCCTACGCGACGGCGCACTGAGGGTGAATTTTGCAGGCGGCTGAGGGCGCGGCGTTCACCTTGCTCGGCACCTTGCTTGGCGGCTTGTGCCATACCGCGCTGGAACTGATCGGCGGTGACGTAATCCACGCTGTTGATTCGTTCCACCGTGTAACGCACATCAATACTGCCGGATCCTCCGCCGACAGTGCCGCCTCCGCCGGAGGCGCCGTTGCCTGGGATAACGGCTGCACCGCGTGCACCGGCAGAGTAGCGGCTCATGGCACTACGCATCTTGCTAGCTGGGATGACGTATTCCGGTTCGCCGCCTTCGCCGATCAGGGCATTGGTCGGTCCGGTAACGAAACCGCCTTCTGCATAACCGCCAACCTTCAATCCGGGAATAGGTGATTTTAGTGCACCAGTGCCAGTGAGATTTTTATTGGCAGTACCCAGCGCATTGCCGCCAGCGCTACTTAAAGCATTAAAGATTGTTTGCAAGATAATTAACGTCATCTGCTTAGCAATAATCTCAAGCGCCATGCTGATGAACGCCTGACCAATGCTCTTAAATGCATCGGCCAACGCTTCTTGCGTTGATTTAGCTCCCGTGATTACCTCGCCAAATGCAGTACTAAAAGCATCGCCAATAGCGGTTGCGCCATTCACGATCGTGTCAATTTGTAGTTTGATTGGGCTTAGGTCTTCTTTGAGCTTGGCAATTTTGTCACTTAAGCCACCGGCAACAGTGCCCTCACCTGCTACGCCGAACTCTGTCTCGCCAAGTGCTTTTTTAAATAACTTTTCCGCTTCCTCTGCTTGCTTTTTAAGGGCTTCGGTTTGCAGATCAATAATTTCTAGCCTACGGATCTCGCCGTTAAGCTGCACTAGGTTTGTGCGTTGTTCTGCATTTTTTAGCTCACTAATTTGTTTTGCTCTATCTTCAAAATCAAACTGAATTTGAAGGCGCTTGCGTTCAGTTTCAGAGGCTTCATCAAGCAATAAAACTTGACGGCTGAACTGCGTACCGAGTTGATCGCCAACTTCCAACGAGCGCTCAAGCTCTTGTCGTAATTTTTCCGCTTCACGCGCTGCTTTTTCTGCTGTTTTTTCTGCGTCAGATTTACCACCACGACCTTTGCCTCCAGTGGCACCAAGCAGGGGCGGCAGTCCACTGCCTCGCGTCATTACAGGCGCAGCCGCGGCTCTGCCCGCGTCCATTTCTGCCGTAACCAATGATTTTCTCAGGCGTTCACGATATTGCTGTACCTCTTGGTCAAAAGGATTGACATATCTCAGCGCCCCAAAGCGGGTTCTTGTGCGACGATTTGCCTCTTCGTATGCTCTTGCTTCAGCGCCAATGCGTCCCGCAGTATTGAGCCTTTCAATAAGCGCATTTACGCCATCAATCAAAAACTTAAAGACGGGTGCAAAAAATGTCCCAATGTTTTGTGCTAGTCGTTGAAACGAATCTTGTAGTGTGCTGAGCTTGCCATTTAGCGTATCGCTTTGGGCGATAGCGCCATTGGCGTATTTACCACCGGCGTCGGTCAGTTTGATAATCGCAGCTTCAACGGCTTGGGCGCTAATCCGCCCGCCTTCTAGTGCTTTTTGAAACTCCTCTCCACTCAAGTTGTATTCTTCGCGTAATACCTGCTGCAGTGCAACACCACGTTCTTGGAATTGCAACAGCTCCTCGCCTTGTAATCTTCCTTTAGCCTGAACTTGTCCATAGGCGGTAACTAAGCCCTGCAATTCGGCGCCTGTTGCACCGCTTACATCGGCAAGCCGGCGGGTAGTATCAACAACCTTATTTGTTTCAACGCCAAAAGCCTGTAACCGCTTAGCGGCATCAATAAGCTCACTGCTGGTAAATGGCGTGACTGCGCCAAGGTCTTGCAATTCTTTAACGATCTGACCAGCGCGTTGAGCGCTGCCAGTCAGTACCTCCAAACTGCGGCGTTGGCTTTCAACTTCTGCTGCTTGGACAAAAACAAACTTAGCGGCTTGGAACGCTGCAAATGCACCGGCTAGACGACCGACAACCGCGCCTAATCCATCAATCGCACGCTCTGTTTGCTGCGATTGCGACTGAACCTCGCGCAGTTTGCTAACCGCGTTGCGGCTGTCGACGTTAATGGCAACGTTGGCGACAACCGACACGACTTACCTACGGCTTTGCTTCATTCTACGATCCTGTTCTTCGTTCTGCAGCTCAAAATAACTAGACCATATCAGCAACTCTTCAAGCGTTACCTCTTGGTTTAATCGCGCCAAGCTATATCCAAGTTCTTTTGCAATCCCAAGCTGCAGCAGCAGCAGGTTGTCTTTCTTTAGCTCAGCCTTTACCGCTTTTCATGTCCAGTTCTTTGCCTTCCTCTGGGTTGGTGATGATTGCCAGCATCATGGCTTGCAGATCACTGTCAAGCACATCGTTTTTCAGCTCAGCAATTTCGCCAGCCTGAAACAACCGCTGGCCGGCATCGTCGGCTGCTTTGGTTACCAGCAGGTTCAACGCAAAGCCATTGGGATCATCGCCACCGGGCATCTTTTGTGCACGCTCGCGTTCTGCCATGGTCAGCGCCGTAGCGTAAAACTCAAACGTAGATCCATCGTTGAGTGTTACGACACGCTTAATTGGCTGAAGATTGGCTGCTTTTTTCAGCCGTGCCAGTGCAGATGATGCCATGCAATAAATGTGGGTGGCCCCAGCATACGCCGGGGCCGTTCAGCTATCAAGCAGAGGTGCTGAAGTCAAAAGTAGGTGCACCGGCCGGGCGGAAAGTGATCTCCACTTGCTGAGCATCATCAGGATTGATGTTCAGGCTGGCGGTCAGCAGCACAGCATCCATGGCAATGGAGCGGCTCAGTGCCTCAGTGCCTTGCTTGTCGGTGTACAGCTTGAAGCCGCAGCCAACCTGCTGGCGCTGCAGGACATCTTCCACCATGCGGTTAGACAGCGCAGCGTCCTCGTTGGTGACGTAGATCGTTGCGGTGCCGTTGCCGTCGGCGAAGCCAGGAATGTAAGCGCGGAAGGGCGCATACTGGCCAGCGGTTTGGCCGATGGTGGTCACGTCGATCTCAGCGCGGCTGATCTCAAACGACCATGACTGCACTTGGCCAACGGCGGCATAGTCGGCGTAGTACACCTCGAACTCGTTAGGTGCCACGGCCGTGCCGTCGTCGGTGATGGCGAGGATGGTACCGCCAGCAGCGGTGGATACGGTCAACGCGCCAGTAGCTGCGGTGTAGCTCAACACGTAGTAGGTGGTAGCTGCATCAATCGGAGACGGCAGCGTGCCGGATCCAGATCCGCCGGTTTGGCTATTGATAACTCGGAACTTGACCGGATCGCCAGCCTTGAAGTTCAGAAACGGCTGAACGGTGATGACATCAGTGCTGGCATTGACGCCGGATTCGGGGAAGTTGCCGTTAGTGCCGGCAGGCTTGTAGTAAAGAGCGCCGGACGTACCGGACAGAACAGTAACAGCCATGTTGTGAACGGTAGTGGCTACATTCAGTCTAGATAAGCTTCAAACGTAGCAGTTAGCTGGGTTTGAAAGTAAGGCTCAGGCGCTGCTGGCGTTACTTGCGCTGGCCCTGAAGCTGCATCAAAAATGATGCTTGAAAACTTGGCGCGATCAAACAAATCCTTTAGCCGCTCTGCAATAGTGAAATTAGCAGCAGTGCCTTGACCCTGCGGCGTAAAGACATAAACCACCAGCGTGCCAGTCTGGCGGTTGAAGCCAACGCCACCAGTCGGCAGCAGCGTGGCGTAACTGTTATCGCCAAAACGGATGAACACTTGCACCCATGGCGTGTTGTTGGGTGGCGTAAATGGCACGTTCTGATAACTGACCGGATACGCAGGCGACAGCGCCATTTGCGTTGCAATGCGCCCTTCAATGGCGGCACGAACGTCGTTGTAGGTACTGCTCATGATTCCCTCCCGATGCGGTCAGCGTTGGTTCGCACAAAGCCTTGTATGTCTTTGGCAATGCCTTGCACCCAGCCTGCTGGCGCTTGCTTGCTGCTGCCATTGGCAAGAGGCTCTGCATACGGCAGGTTGTTGTGCACGCTGTAGACGTTGCCTAGTTTTTCTTGCTGGTACCCAATGCGCTCAATTTGCGGAGTGCCGCTGTAGGTGCCCGCAGGCTTTTCACCGCCTGGCGCTGCATTCTCCCCTACCTGCCAGCTAACGCGAAACCGGCCTGTATCAACGGGGCTTGCTTGCTTAAGCCTGCTGTCAGTTTCAAACACAGCAACCCGCAACAGCTTCTCCATCTGCTGGCTGGCGTAATCACCAATATCACCAACTCGGATGGTGCGCGCCATTATGCCCTCAGGATCAGCTCGTAGGTGATGGCAGTGTTGTCCTGTTCAATCGTGCGAACCTCGATCACTTGATGCGTCACGCTGCTAATCAGCACTTCATCGGCAGTGGTGGGTGCATTGGCAATATCAGCGGCAGCAATCAGCAGGCGCTTGTCGCCAGCTTGGATTAGGTCATTAACCTCACGCAGGTTGACATCTTCCAGCACGCCACGCACGGTAGTGTCAGCAGTGGTCTCGCTAACGGTGCCAGTGGTGGTGTTATACGAGCCAGTTGTCACCCGGCGGATGGTGGCAACACCGCCAAACTTTGCCATCAGCTTACTGGCAACCTTGCGTAGCGGGCTAGCTAATGCCATCAGAGCTTGTAGGCGACGCAGTGGCCATTTTGCAGCTTGATACTGGTAAACACGCCATACAGCGTGGTTGCAGCACTGAACGACTGGCCAGATATTGCGTTTCCGTCGTAGTTCTGCGCGATGATGGTGTCGACTTGGGTGTTGCTTGTGAAATGAATAGCACCCCAGCGGCCCACGCGGGTGGTGGTATCACTGACAAAGGTTGCTCCTATCGAGTAATCAATGCCGAAAAAGTTAGGATCACTCATGACTAGATCTTGTAAGCGACGACTTTGCCGCTAGCTAGGGTCACGCTGGTGAATACACCTTCAATCTCGTCGCCTGCGCCAAGCGGTACGGAGGTGAACGCATTGCCAGTTGCATTCTGCACGGTAGCTGTGCTGATTACGGCATCCGCAACTGCATACAGCTTGTAAAACCTACCGGCGTGGGCGGCGGTATCGCTAATGTACTCAAAACCTATGCTGTACTCGTCCATGGTTAGCTCCTGCGGATAGAGAAGTTGCCTGGTCCGCTAATTCTAAGTCCTGTGAGGTATCGCTCCATCAGCGGCGGCACCTTGTCAACACCAACAGCGCCGTAACCGAGGTTGGGAGTCACGTCAATGCTGCCGATCTTGACGTTCTTGTAGTCTTCCAATCCGCTCAACCCAATGCCATCAGGGTTGTTGTTGAGATAAGTGGCCAGCACAACCTGCGCATACTGCACCTGCTGCGGGATTTCAGTGTCGGTGTAGTAATCCGTCGTGATGCGAAACGGAAAGCCAACAGCGTACGTATTGATGTAGGTGTCAGGTTTGCGTACGCCAGTACGCGGCCACTGCAGCGCCTGCGTATCAGTAGCACGAGCGCCCAGGAAGCGCTCGCGGTCAATCCGTTGCGTTGCGGAAAACAACGCACGGTTTTTTTGATCCGTTGTAGCTGATGCCCAAGCTACGACGTCATCATCTTGCACGAAGCCTTCAATGATCAGCTCCGCTGCTGCCAGCGTCAGGTAAGAGTTTGCGTTTGCCGCGCCGGGCGTGGCCACGATTGTTATTGCCATCAGCCGGTGGCTCCGTCATTTCAAGTTTAAGTGCAGGCTCAGCAATAGGAAAAGAGGCTGCCTCCTTGGAAGCAGCCTCACGTTCCTGGCGTCGCCTAAAGGCGAACAATCCCATTAGGCAGCAGCAGCCTTGATTACAACGAAGTTGATCACCACTGCTTGACTCAGGGAGCCACCAGACACATTGCCTAGGGTCAGGTCAAAGGAACCTGCAGCCACAGCGGTCACGCCCAGCACATAAGCGCCAGAGGTGCCGCCAGACTTGATGCAGGCAACCACAACGTCAGTAGCGGCAACTTCGCTGTTGGTCACAGTGAATGTGACTTCAGCGGCGTCAGCCAGAGCGGCGTTATGGGTGGTGATGGCGCCGCAGGGCTTATTCAGCGTGACGCCAGTGGACTTGCTGGTGGCTTGGGTAACCGCACCGCCGAGACCGCTGGTGTAGCCAATGGCTTTACCAGCAACAGTTTCAAAAACAGAAGCCATCGTAGGGTCCTCCTATCAATCGAAGTTGGAGGTGTTGGTTGCGCGCACGATGCCAAGGTTCTTGGTTTCGTACACTTTCGACCAATTGCCAACGGTTTCCAGTTGAGCACGAGTGGGGTTGACGGTAGTCACCGCCCACTTGGCGCCCACGGGGTGGTACACGTAGTGCAGGTCGATCGACATGGCATCGCTCTTGGCGAGGATGTCACGGTCGGTTTCAGTCTGCATTGCCATCTGCTCACCGCTGGCGATAGCGCCTTGGGTGAAGAAATAGGTGGCGTACTCAGTGGTGGAGCCACTGCCGTCGGTCTGCACATCGTCAGAGACGATCACGCGCAGGCCGCAGTAAGTAGGCACATCCACGCTGCCGCCGTAAGCAGCAACCATCGAGCCGCCGGATTGAGTGGTAGAGGTGCCGCGAGCATCGGCAGTCGACACATAGTCGATAGCCTTGCGCTCAACCAGGTCGTAATAGACCTTGGAGTGCATAGCGATAGCGGTCAGCTTGTCGCCTTGGTCGCCCAGCAGCGACTTGGCTTCTGCCACGTGACGCGGGGACAGCACAGTCGGGGTATCGCCCGATTCGCCGTCAATGGTCAGCGGGAAGAATGCAGCCGAGCTAGAGGTGGAGCCAAGGCTGCCGAACACGCCAGCAAGGGCAGACAGTAGATCCTTTTGACGCTGGTTAGCGATGTAATCAGCGATCTTGGCGCCGATGGCAGCCATGGGGTCACTTCCCGCCGCCAACGCAGCGAGATCGCGCGCCTCAAAGGCCCGCCCACGGTGCAGGATCACGCCAACTTGCTTGTCAGCAGTGATTTTGCCAGGGGTGAGGCTGCTGCTATCAGTCAGAACCTCGAAATCACCGGAAAGGTTTGCTTTCCAGAAGGGAACGTTGATGAAATCACCGCCCTCGGTGGCATTTAGCTCCGCCATGGGCTGCACCACACCGCTAGCCAGGAAGGCATCGCGCTGAGTGGTTTGCTCAATGACGTAAGGCGTAAATACCTCGGGGATGATGATGTCAGAGCGAAGGGTCGCCATGACTAATCCTCAAAAAGGTTTACGGATGCGGGCGCAGCCCTAGGCTCTATGTGGCGCAGCCATCACGAGCAGACACTTAAATACTAACGGTTGGCTGCTGCCTTCATGCGCTCATAAAGGTCACGGTCTGTACGGAATAGCCGTGACTGCTCGGTGAGATTAAAGCTGTCGCGGCTGAATGGATTAGCCATGCCGGCAGGGATGGCGCCATTGCTGCCGCCGGTTGGTGCGCCACTGCCTTGCGGCTTGGGTTGTTTCTGCATCCATGCAGGCAACGTCTTGGCCCATTCGCTGACGGGTGTGCGCTGGTAACCATCGACCACAACCACAGTGCCATCCGCCTCGCGTTGGATTGCGTCAGGCGACAGCTTGGTCTTAAGCACAAGATCAGGATCGTGCACAATCTCAGCCAATGCCGTAACTGCTGGCGTGACCAGCTCTAACTCACGGACGCGTGACTCAAGCTCTGTGATGCGCTTGTCCTTCTCCGCCGTCGCCTCACGGAACTGCTGCTCCAGAGCCTGCCGTGCCTCTTGGTATTTGCCTTGGGATTCAAGCTGCTGTTGTTCGTAGTTGCGCTTGAACTCCAGCAGTTCATCGACATTGACCCCATCAGGCGCCTTGGATTTCTTTGCTGCACGCAGCTCTGCAATCAGCTCTTGATTCTTGCGTTCTAATGCTTCAATACTGCGCTGCAGTACATCAGCATTCCCAGTAGTAGCCGCAGGCTCCTGGGTTTGTTGTTCATCGGACATGGATAAGCCGCAGGCTTAATTGCACTTCTACGTTACCACTTCTCCTTGTCAGCCCAATACGCAGCGGACATCTTGCCCTTGGCGATATTGCTGGCGTGACGCGCCTTAAAGGATGCACGGCGTGCTTTGGCCGCGGCGGATTCACCCTCGCGTGATGGGCTGCCGCTGACGCCTTGCTGCCCAAAACGGATCAGCTTTACCTTGTCGCCTTCCTTGGCGAGCACCGCGTGCGACTTGTTCGGATGCTTCGGCGTCCGCTTCGGCTTGTTGTAGCCGTCAAACTGCTCGCCGCGGTAAGTGATCATTTCTTCGGCTTGCGGCGCTTTGCAGTCTTAGCAGCCGCCTTGAAATCAGCGGCACTAGGGCGATCAGGGTCGCCCTTGCGTGCCATGCGCTCCTTACTGCCGGCCGCAATGCGCTTGCGCTTGGCGGCGATGTTGGCGTAAAGGCCTGGTTTCTTAGGCATTGATTACCTCCTTGCTCCGCGCTTAGTGGCTGATTTACCGCCAAGCCTAGCTTTGCTGGCTTCTAGTTGCTTTTTGAGATCAGCCATGCGGGCCTTACTGGCTTCAATCTTTTGTGTAGCTTCTGCTTTTTTCTGACGTGCCTGTTCAAGTCCAGCTTTGGCGGAAGAAACTTTTGATGCCGGCTTTTTAGCCTCTAGCTTAGAGATTTTTGCTTTTAGTTCTTTTTGTTCTTTATTGAGCTTTGCTGTCTTGCGTTTAGCCCATCGCTCATCAGATGAACGGTCAGACCTGTTCCCATACGACGCTCCGCCAGTACTGGCAAAGCGTCCGTTTTTGTTGCGCTTGTATGAACGTGCCATCACTTCTTACCCTTGCGTGATTTGCCAGCTTCAGATAGGGCAATTGCTATTGCCTGCTTGCGGCTTTTTACTTTTGGACCCTTGCCTGGTCCGGGCTTGCCGCTTTGGAGTGTTCCCCGCTTGTACTCGCCCATCACCTTGGCTACCTTGTCCTTCTTCTTGGCCATCCCGCCATTCCTCAATACCTGTTAACAGTGTAGAGCCGTCAGCTGTTGCCCAACCCTTATCGGTGTAGATGGCTGGCACCCATGCCTCGCCATGCAGTGCTTCTACAGGATCACTTGAGATGCAGTAGATGCCAACATTCTGAAAATGCCGCAGGCTAGGCAGGTCCATATCGTGCGCGGAGCTGATCTAAGGTTAACTCTGAACCATCATCGCGAACTAACTTAGCGACGGCATCAGTCGGGCCATACTTATCGGCAAGGCGATTGAAGTACGGCACTTTGTTTGCGCCCAATGCCTTTGCTTTGGTCTCAAGGTCTTGCTTTGCTAGCCAGTCGCCGTATGAGACATCTGCCGGCACCTGACCGCCTGCTGATGCACGCTTTGCCGGTGGTGGTGGGATGAAACCTAGCTCGTCGTAGTCGATCACCGGCACCGTCGTACTGCGGCAGTTGAAATGCTGCGGCGGAGTCGGGCCTTTGCCGTATTCAAACTCACGACCATCCAATGCACGGCAAATGCTGCTGGTGCGGGTATCCAGTGTTGCCACATAGCGATACTTTTTAGTGATGTCTTGATTCGCTTCATACACTTGCTGACTGGCTGCATTGGCAACTTGATTGATAGTCGTACGGACAAGAGTAACGATTTGATTATCTGCGACTGCCGTTGCCTGGCCGCCTGCTGCAACCAGTTGCTTCACGGTTTTGGCTTCTTCGCCAAATTCAAGATTGCCGACCAACCGCTTAGCGATAGCTGGTGTTGGCTCACCAGTCAGCAAGCCTTGCCGCACTACCTGGCTAAATCGCTCAGCCTGATCCACAGCAATGCCGCGAAATGCCTTGGTGACTACTTCACCATTGGGCAATGTGATCGTGGCACCTTGCGCTGCAGTGAGGCTGAATGTAGCCGGTGCGCCTTGCACTGCGGCAAACAAGTCATCGCTTAGCGCTACCACATTGATCTGCGTCGGATCAGTGGTGACCACTGACTGCGCAAATTGCGGGCTGATCTCAACAGTACGCACTGCGTCACGTGCGCCTGCTGGTAATGCACGCCGCAGTTGATCGGTCACAAACTCAGATTGCAATTGCGCAATGCCTTGCAGCTCTAATGCGGTCAGCTCCGTTGCATCACCTGCCCATGTTGCCAAGCTGTCCTTGAGCTGTGCAAGGATTGCACGCAACCGTGCTGCTTTGACTGGTGCCGCTAGATCATCAATGGTGCGCAGTTGATTAGCAGCATCAACGATGATGTCGTTGTAAGCATTGATGACACGCCGCGCAACGCTATTGCTGTAGCGGTTTAAGTCAATCGCATTGCGATATAGCGCTTCTGGAGTGCTCATCGTTCAATGCCAAGATCTTCCGGTTGATACCCGCTGCGGATGCTGACATTAGCGCCGCGGTTCAAGGCAGTAGTGACCAATGCTGCGAATGCGTCATAACCGTTTTGACCATCCTCGTACAGGATGGTTTCATCTACTTCATCTGGCTTGCCTTGCTTGTACCAGCTGATGCGCACGATCGCTAAAACCTCTTCCGGTAAAGCGCTGACGTGATAATCAAGCTCTTGCCTCCTGGGTTTCCTCGGTTCCATCCAAATCATCAAGTCCACTAAGCGATCGGTTACCCAGTCCAACAGGTTGTAGATCAAGACCCGCATTAGCCGTAGCCTCAAGCTCCTCATTTACGTTAAAGTCATCGCCTAGCACATCGCCTTCGGCAAGCTCACGCAGTAATGTTTCTTGCGTGATTGTGCCTGCGGTGTAAAGCTGCAGTAGTGCTTGGATCTCCTGCGGCTCAAGGCGTGTGCCGAGAAAGTCGCGGTTGACGTAGCTGCTGCCAGCAGATGTGTTGTTGCCGATGTACTGCGCATGAAGCCGCAGGCAGTTGTCGATCATGTCCTGCACATTCTGCGCAATCACCATCATGGTGCTGTCGCCTTGGCTGCGATCAATGCGCTTTGCTTCTGCAGTTTCCGCCGATAGCTTCTGGCCAAGCACAGCCGATAGCCCTAGCTCATTGATCTGCAATGCAAGCTGTTCAAGCCTGCGGAACTGATAATCAAAGCTGCGGCCAGCAGGCTCGATATATTCTGCGCGGCCATCAGCAGGGAATGCGATTGCCTCACCCGGTCCAGCGCTGACTTCCTCTGCTGCAGACGGGAAGCCGTAGAACGCCAGCATCGGCACAGCGCTGATATGAAGCTGATTGTCCAGGTCGCTCTGGATCTGATATGCCTTGAGGTTTAGCTCAGCGATGTCTTCCAGTGGCGGCCGTGACTCCATAAAGCCATGGCGTTGCGCGTAAGCAACTGAAAAAGGAATCTCGCTGAGGCTGGTGCGGCCTTCGTCGACAACTTTGAAATCACCGTTGTCTTGCTTCTGATGCAGTTGGAATTCACCTGGCGTCAGTACACGGATCTGCTCGACTGTTTTTTCGCCGAAATCAGAGTCAGGCACGGTGACCATCTCAGCCAACCGCAACTGCGTCAACACCTGCCGGCCTTCCTGCTGCTCAGCGCGCCAGCCAAGGATTTGCCGTGGCGTGTAACTCACCCAATAGGGTCGACCGCCATCAGCAGGTGCATCCACCAGTACACCAACGTGGCCATAACGGACCATCTTGCGGGTTGTTTCATAGGTCCAGACGTTGAGGTCATTGCCTTGTAGATCAACATCAAACAACTGCTCGCGGATGATGTCTGCAGTGTCATCAAGCCGTACGGGCTTGCGCGTCAACATGCCAGCGAGCATCCGCTCTAGGCGTTGATAGAACGGCGGGCATACGCTACGTGCTAGGCGGTTGTCGTAGGACTCATCTAGCTCGCGCGGCTCCTGCGGCAGGTACCTGCGATGCTTGCGGCGCATCCCATAGGTGCCTTGCAACAGATCTTCAATCAGAATCCAATGCGGCTCTTGCGCGTACCATGCCGTGTTGGCATCTTGCACGCGAGTAACGCGGCGCTGCGCAATAGGCCGGTCGTATGCATTAAAGCCGGTGTACATTACAGCGCCGCGGTCATAGGTGCAGTTTAAGCAGCAGTCAGCGTGATGCTGTTGCGGCCAATCTTGATGTCAAACTCAGCGCCGGGTTCGTATCCCATTTCACGCAGGTAGCCATCACCGATTTGCAGCTTGCCGTTGAATTGCACCTTGGCTTTGTAGGTCAAGCCGCGGCCACGCTTGGCAGTCTTGCCGTTGAGGTCAAGCCCTTTGGCTTCTAGCAGTGCCTCATAGAACTGCGTGAATGCCACGCGATCCTTGACGACATAGCCGCAAGCGCGCACCAGTTCGGACTTTGGCATGTCGCCCAGTTCTTTGACCTTGGCAAGTAGTTCAGCGCCCTTGAGCATGGGTAGATGTAATAGTTGGCGGAATCAATATAGTCTGTGGCGTCTTGTTTTGCCACTTAGCGCCCTTACGGATGTTGTCCGCCTCCCATAGCGGCTGCAGGTTGCTGTAGTGGAAGCATTGCCGCTGTTGATCTGGGTCAGTCAGGTCAAAGCTGGCGCATGGGCGGATGTGATCTATGTGCCAACCGTTGCGGCCGTAGTTATCCCAGCTCATGCCATTGGTGAACTGGGCTTGCAAGTGATCCATCAAGTCGGCAGCAGAACAACCGATCAAGTCTTGAATGCCGCCAGACTTGCTTGCTTCGCTGGCTTGCAACGCGCTCCAAACTCTGTGACGCAGATTCATGCGTAACTTAAAACTTGGATCAGCACCGCGCCTTGAATTAACATATTCCAAAATATATGGCGCTCTTTTTTCTGCCTCTTCTTTACGCTCTTGCTCTGTCATTTGCAGACGGCGTTGCCTTTGATATTGTTTGTTTCTTTGGTTGTAGCGCTCGCGCTGCTCAGGTGTCGGCTTGTAAGGCCTTTTATTGAAAACGCCAAGTGTGCATTCAACACAGTTTCCTGTTTTGGCATACCTTGCGCCAATATGTCCACGCTTGCAGGGTTTGCCAGTGAAATAATGCGTGAGCCCCTGCGCAAGGGCGTCTTTGCGTGCAATGATGTGCATGTCGCCTGGTGATGCAGGTGGCCGGGTGCAGGGGTTGCCGCCCGCTGCACCGACCATTGTAACTCAATAAATGCGGATGCCAGTCGTGCGGCCCGCATTCTTGTGTAACATCGAGAAGTCGCGGTGCAGCCAGTAGCCAAGACAGTCGTTCAGATGGTCAAAACCAGATTGCTTGTCTGGCATCTGGGTCTTCTCATCCCAGCACTGCAGATCCAAGCATTCGATCAGCTTTTTGCAGCCTTGCCACACTTGCAAGCGGTTTTGACCTTTACCGTTCTCCAATAGCGCTTGAACGTTGTTGACGCGATCCTTGATCGGCGGGTTTGCTTGTGGTGATTGGTTGCTGATGCCGTAGCTTTCTAGGATTTGAATGTCGGTTTTAGTGGCATTGGTTGATCGGTTGCCGCCACTGGCGTCGGGATAGCCGTAGATCTTGTGATCTGGGTAGCGGCGGCGGATCTCTTGGGCAAGCGCGTCAGTGTCCTGCGCGCCAACCACTTCATCGACCACTACAGCGCGATCACCGATGCGAATGCCGACAACAGCGTTGGTATTGCCGACGTTAAAGTCAATGCCAATCCTGAGTGGTTCGCGGCTAATGTCAGGCAGCTCGCTAAAAACGTGCTTGCTGCGATCAAATCTGTCGTAAACACAACCGGTTGTAAGGTTACAGAACTCGCCTTCTAAGTAGCTCTTGAGAAGGCTTGGATCGTAGTTTGCTCTAAGTCGTTCAATAAAATCAGGCGGCAAATGCGGATTGTCATAGCTTCGCATCTTGATAAGCTTTCTGTCTTGCCTCAGCTTTGCTTCATCACTTGCGAAGGTTTGGAACATAAAGCGGAAGCCCTCCGGTGTGCTGGCAGCACCAAACTGCCGCACATTGCCAGAACGCAAGCGGCCAAGGATCTTGGGGAATGCCTTATTAGCAATGGATGGCGTCACCGTGTCGATCTCATCGGCAAGCACCCATGCAAGGTTTAGGCCGATGATGCGGCTCCAGTTCTCGAAGCTGCGACACAGGATCTTGGTGTCACCGCCTGGCAGGTGCAGCATGTACTCAGGCAGCGGCGATGCCCTGAAGGTGTAGGGGATCTCATACGCCTCGAGAAACTGCTCGAAGTCGTTCTGCCAGATGTCACGGATCAATGGGCCAGTTGGCTCCATCACGGCACCGATGAAGCCTTGATTGGCCGCGGCCAGCATCACCGCTTTGGCGCATAGTGCACGCGTCTTGCCGGCGCCGTAACCAGCGCTGATGCCAATGATCTCTGTGGTGGCATCATCCACAAAAGCAAGCTGGCCAGGGTGCAGGTCAGCGCGGATGCGGTTGAGCAGATCACCCGTGTCCTCTTGCGTTGCGACATCCATAAACCCAAGCAAGCTGCCGGGCTGGCAGATGCCGGCGAGCAAACTCATGACATCTCAAACCGGAGCAGCTTGGCTTGATCTTCTAGGGCTTTGATTGCAATGCTGAGATTCCCTTTTGCGCGTGCTTCGCGTTCGTAATCCTGCAGCCTTGCTAGTGCAGCTTGCAGCCATTGTGGACGTTCAAGTTCCGAATCAAGGGCAATCAGCTTGCGCGCTTCCGCCATGTAATCGCGCACTTGGCGCTCGCTGACGCCCCACAGCTCGGAACCGTGTTGAACGATCTGATGGTGGCTGTGAGCACGCAGGATGAGGTCATAAACCACGTTGACGCGGTTCTGAATCTCATCCTTGGTGCTCTTCTTTGCCACGTATTAGTTGCGGACTTGCACAGGCATTACTAGATAAGTTACACCGTCCACGCCACTAGGTGTCAACACGACGGGAGTGGTTGCCGTATTGGCGTGCAGCGTGATGGCTTCTGCGGGCTTGAACGCCTTGATGCCGTCTAGCAGGTAGTGCACGTTGAACGCCCATGCGCCAGTGGCGGTGCCTTCAACAGCTAACAGCTCGCGGCCATTGTTGGCATCGGCTTCTGCGCTGATCTCAAGGCCACCGCTACCAGCCGTGAGCTTGACGACGGAGTTGTGCGCATCGGCAATGATGGCCACACGCTCCAGTGCGCGCGTCAGGCGGCGCCGGTCGGCGGTGATGGTGTGCTTGAAATCACCGGGTACCAGCTTGGCCACGTCTGGGTAGGTGCCATCCATGATGCGGCTGTAGATGGTGATGCCATCGCCTGCGTCAATCACGGCTTGCCCTTTGGCAACGGCAATGGTGACCACGCGGTCCTGCAGCAGGCGCATGGTGCTGGCTGGTAGCACGATGTCTAAGCCATCTGGCAGGTCAATGGCGTAACGCATGAGGCGATGGCCATCGGTGGCTTCCATGTGGCCATTGCCAAGGTGGATGCCTTGGAGCAACTGCTTGCTGGCGTCGGTGCTGGCAGCTGCCATGCAGGCGCGGATACCGGCGGATAGGTGCAGCTCGCTCGTAGCGGCGTCTACGACCGGCAGCGCGGGGTAATCCGCCGCATCAGCCGCTGCAAGCCCGTAGGAGCCGCTAGAAGCCGTCAGAGCGCCATCTGCGAGTGTCAGAGCCTCATCGCCGTCAAAGCGGCTTACAAGGCCAGCCAGCAGCCGATACGGCAGCGCTACAGCGCCATCGGTCTCCACTGCAGCGGGGATGGTGACGGTGATGCCGAGATCAAGGTTGAAGCCGGTGATGGTCATGACGCCACCAGCGGATTGGATCAGGCAGCAATCAAGGATCGCGTGACTGCTGCGATGACCAACAGCGGGCGCAATGGTGCGCAACGCGTGATCCAGATCGGCTTGGCAGGTGACGGCTTTCATTTGACGGCAGCGGCAGTGACGAGGCTGGTGATGATGCGTTCGTAATCAGCGGCGAAGCTGTCGACCAGCTCCATGGGTAGGGGCACGCCGTCGTCAGTGGCGTTGTCGGCAATGGCCGCGGCATACGCCATTGCTTGGGTCATGGTCTCATGCAGCCGATTGATCACCGGCTGTTGTTTGGCTGGGATGTGAATGAGCGATGACATAGGCGACAAGAGTTTCAACGTGACGGCGGTTCAGATCACCACGCATGAAGGCGCAGGCGTCCGCCACCAGCGCATGGTACGCCGCCGTGCTCAATCCTGCAACACCACCGCCACCCAATGCACGCTGCCGGATCAGGTGCGCACGTGGAATGCCATGCGCTGCAGCTTCAGCGTTGAGGCGCGCCAGGTCATCAGCGGTGACATTGATCTTGATTTCGGGCATGGGTGGGCTCAGTGAGTGGTGCAGATTACGCCTTGTGAGCTGGTGTTACGCCTGTAACAGCCTGTTACGCCTACCGTAACACCCAAGATCGACTGCGGCGCAGTGGGTTTGCCTACCTCTGTTACGTTGTTACGCCTCTTTCCAGATACATATACATACATAGGAGCAGGGTTGTTTAGGGATTATTTGCTCTCTCTCTATAGGGGGGGATGTATTCCGGAAGCGTAACAACCGGGTTTTTCCGTAACATCCCTTGCGCTGCAAGGGATCTCGGCGTTACGCCGACCGTTACAGGCGTAACGCTATGCCTCCGAAATCGGGATGGACACTGCCCTTGAGGCACCAGTGACGCCTTTAAATCTTGTTACGCCTGGCTTGGTTGCGCCTGGTAAACGCGCCAAAACGGTCGACCAGCAGTTGCTCCATGGCGTGTCGGAGAGGATGGCAGCGATGGCCTCAGCGGTGTTGCTGATCACTACGCAACCGTCGTCAGCCCTGATGCCGTTACGCCCAAGCGTGGCTTCTGCTAGCTCTTTGGTTACAGCTAGGTCATTGGAATAACCAAGCACACGCTCTACCAATTCACCAATAGTGCGCGTAATAACCTTATCCGCTTCAACGCGGATTTGCTGCTGCAAGATACGCTGCAGGCATCGCCTTTCATCCGGTACTTCAGTAGTTTGAGAGTAAGACTCCCATTCGTTTTGATCAATTAAGGCGAACGCTTGATCGCGTGTTGGTACCTCGCGCGACTGCAAAGACCATGCACCAGCTAATAACGTGCCGTATTGATCGCCGAGCCGCTGGCTATCAAAAGCCTCTGCAGCCGCACGAGTAAAGACCCTAACCGACTGGCGAATAACGGGAATCAGGGATATGGTTCGCGCCTGTAAACGCTGGCCAATGTTCTCTGTGACGTAGCGGTCAAGATCGCGGTCTAGCGCTTCCCAATGATCAAGTCTTGCCTGCTTGGCAAACTCATTTGGATTGCGCAAGGTGAGCTGTGCAAAGCGTGATTTATCGGCGCCTTGTTTCAGCGCAGTAGCAATGCTGCTCATCAGAAACATAGAGCGGATGGTGTAGCGCTGTGCATCACCTTCAGCGCTGCCCTTGATGGTTTGCGCTCGTGACTCACTGCTGGCCACACGTGCTAGTGACAGCACGGCTTGCATCCGCTGCTGGTCTGGGCGCTCATTGGACTCCGCCTCGTCAAACACCACCGGCAGCGCATCAGCCCGCAGGGTCTGCCGTAGGCCAGCTTCACTGGTGTTGCCGGCGACATGAAGGGCAAGGTCGCCGAGCAATGGGGCGATGTAGCGATCAAGGATGGCGGATTTGCCGGAGCCGGCGCCTGCTGTGAGCCAGATATGCGGCCGCCAGTCAAGAGCACCGCAGATCGGCGCAAGTGCTGCCCAGCCGGCAATCAGCAGGCCAGATGCTGGCACTTCCCATTTAAAGCGGCCTGCTAGCTCAAGCAGCAGATATGCATCTTGATCAGGAAGCGGCACTGCCTTGCCAGGACCGCGCAGGCTGCCGAGCCGCTGGTAGAGGTATCGACTGCCGGCAATGCCGGATGATATGGAAACCTCTCGATCGGTCAATACAAGCCGGTCGCCTAGGTGGAGCACGGATTGCTTCTGATCCCACCATGCGCCGCGGCCACGGATGCGATCTGGTGAGTAAATGCCGGCAGCGGCTTGGCGTTCAAACAGGCTGCTAGCTGCTGCAGTCCAGTTGGGGCCACGCTGCGCTGGATATAAAGCCTCCCAATAAGCGAGCGGTGCAATGGCGCAAAGGTTGGTGCCGGTATGCGCTGAGCGCGACAGCCTGGTTACCTGCCCAGTGCTGTGCGGCTGGTAATAGAAGGCGTCATGGTCAAAGCCAAGGCACGTGAAGTAGTCATTGCCATCCGGCAGTGGATCTGGCTCAATGACTGGCTCCGGTTCAGATTCTGGTGCCAGTTCCGGCAGCTCAATCGGTGCGGAGCGGTTTGCCTTGTAATAGCTTGCAGCTTCAGCCAGCGACCAATCAGCATCGGCTAGATCCCATCCCTCTGGCACATCTGCTGGCGGGTGCACGATGCGCACTTGATCAGCGCCAGCCTTCAAAAGCCTGATCGCCAGCTTTGCCATGGCTTCACGGCCTACGGCATCAGCGTCAGGCCATAGGACACAACGCCTGCCGGCAAGCGGTGACCAGTCGGCTTTGTCGATAGCTTTACAACCACTTGGCCATGTGACGACCACGGCAGATGGGTAGAGCTGTGCCGCTGCATCAGCGGTTTTTTCGCCTTCAACCACCAGCACTGGTGCATTGGGCTTAAGGGTTAACTGACGCTTGCCATATAAAGGGCGTGGAACCGGCGGTGCTTTCCACTTCCAAGCGGAGCCATCCCACCACAGCGGGAGGATGTCTTTGCCGCCGTCTGGCTTGTTTTTGCGAACAACGTAAAACGTGCTGCTGTATTGCCAGAATTGCTTGCCGTGTGGCAATGGTGGATCTGGTATTGGCTTGGCAATGCCGAGATGCTGCTCAATGCGCTGGCAAGCCTCGACATAGGACCAGTTCTGATGGCGCATCAATAGATCCATGCCAGTGCCGCCACCACCTGACTGATCCTTGCCGCCACATTTATTGCAATACCAAGAGCCGCTGCCGTCTTGGTCGTCAAAGCGATAGCGATCTTTGCCGCCACATAGCGGGCATGGCTGATGCTTGTCAGATAGCTGGTCTGGCGTCAGGCCGCAAAAATGCGCCAGCAGGTCAGGCCACCTGCCGTTGGCTGCTTCGATTGCGTTCATTTGGACTCCCTTAGCGCCTGTTCCAGCAGCAAGCGGATGGCAGTAGCGCGGTTCATGCGGTCACCACGCCAAGAGTCCAGGCGCTGCAATAGATCAGGCGTCAAACGTATGTGTGTCGGCTGGCTTAGGCGCACGGATTTGGGCGGGATGCTTGCACAGTGTAGCAGCGGGTGCTACGGTGTCAAGGAATTAGAGCCGCGCCATGCGCTACGAACCCAAATTTGTTCAGATTTCCGCTCCCGGCGAACCGCACGGGGCGACCTGTCTATACGCGCTAGATGAGGATGGCAATGTTTGGGAACTCCACTACTACGCCGGTGCTCACGAGTGGAAATTTGTTGGCTCACCCGCTGGCATTGAGAAATGATTGATCTTCGCCCTTACCAGCAACAGTTAGTTAATCAAATACGCGGCCAGTATCAGTTAGGCCACAAATCGGTTCTTGCCGTGCTTAGCACTGGTGGCGGCAAGACTTACATTTTCAGCTACATCGCTCAACAAGCAAGTGTTAAGGGTAACAGGGTTCTAATCCTTGTCCACAGGGCTGAACTGCTCGACCAAGCAAGCCGCAGCTTGCGCAGCATGGACGTTGCGCACGGGTTGATTCAAGCCGGCAAATCAATGGACCTATCCCGCACGGTGCAGGTCGCATCGGTGCAGACACTGGCACGCAGACTGCACCTGCTGCCGCGGGATTTCTTCCAACTGCTGGTGGTTGACGAGGCACACCACACCACGGCCGGTACATGGGCGCGTGTGATCGAGCACTTCCATAACGCCAAGCTGCTCGGCGTCACCGCAACACCGATCCGCTCAGACGGCCGCGGCCTAGGCGAGCACTACCAAGCGATGGTGCAAGGACCAACAGCGGAGCAACTAACCGACCAAGGATTCCTTGCCGCTGCCAAGGTGCTGGCGCCGCCGGGTTTTGACTCAACCGGCTTACGTAAGCGCATGGGTGACTTTGATCAGCGCGAGGCTGAGCAACGCGTCGGCACAATCATGGGCGACTGCTTGGGCCACTACCGCAAGCACCTGTCAGGCCAGACGGCAATTGCGTTCTGCTGCTCTGTGGCACACGCGGAGGCAGTGGCAGCACTCTTCCAGTCAGCAGGTATCGCCGCGGCCAGTATTGACGGCAGCATGGATGCAGCCAATAGAAGGCAGCTATTGGCTGATTTAGCGATAGGTCGCATCAAGGTGCTGACCAGTTGCGCATTGATCGGTGAAGGCGTGGACGTACCCAGCGTCGGCGGCTGCATCTTGCTGCGGCCAACGGCATCGGTGGCGCTGCACCTGCAGATGATCGGCCGATGCCTGCGCCCGCAGCCTGGCAAGCGCGCCGTAGTGCTGGATCACGTCGGCAACACGCTCAGGCTTGGTCACCATTTGGAGCCCCGCGAGTGGGCGCTAGACGGCCTTAAAAAGCGCGACCGCGAGGCAGCGCCATCGGTCAAGGTGTGCCCGAAGTGCTTTGCCACTAGCGCCAGCGCTGCGCAGGTATGCCGCGAATGCGGTCATGTGTTTGCGCCACAGGAACGACGTGAGTTGAAGCAGGTGGATGGTGAGTTGGTGGAGATGGCAGTGGCTAAGCGGCGCGAGCAGTCCTCAGCCCGCGACCTGGATGCACTCCGCCAGCTAGCGCAGCAACGCGGCTACAAGCGAGGATGGGCGGAACGTGTCTACCAGGCGCGACTGGCTAAGAGGCATGGCATCTGAGCAACAGATTCAGCAAGAAATCCGCATCGCCTGCAGCAACGGTGACACGCGCCTGTTCCGCAATAACACCGGCACGCTCAAGGACGCCAATGGCCGCCCGGTGCAGTTCGGGCTGTGCAAGGGCAGCGCTGACCTGATCGGTTGGAAGCGCGTCACGGTGACTGAGGAGATGGTCGGCACCCAGGTGGCGGTGTTCACCTCTATAGAGGTCAAGACCGCAACCGGCAGGCTGCGCCCTGAACAGCAGCAGTGGCTAGATGCAGTCCAGGCGGCTGGCGGCATTGCGGGCGTAGCGCGGTCGGTCAGCGATGCAGAGGCATTATTAAGAGATGTTGCACAAGGTTGATCAGGGCAGCGCATGGGCTATACTGAAGGAGTCGGGAGCGATCCCGACATCCACCGCACCTAGAAAAATGAATACACTCTCTGCCAGCCTCGAGGTATTGGCCGACACGATCCGTTCTGCGGAGGCTGTCGTTGCCGCTCTTCAAGCTTTGCGGGACACTACCACCGAAGATCGGTGGGATGAGATCTGCAGCGATGAGCTGCTAGATGCTCTGCTGAGTGCCTGCACTGATCTGGAGTACGACCTCGAGCGCTGATGGATCGGCCCGCTTCGGCGGGCTTTTTTATTGCTCAGCGGTCGGCGCTATCCGTAAGGACGCGCGCGGTGCTGCAGTCGCGGTGGCTGCAGCTGCAACCGTATCGGAGGCCGCCATCACTCCACCCAAATCACCTCAAGCATCATGCGTGCACTGATCACTGCAGCGATCTTGCTGCTGTCGCCTGCTCAAGCCCGGCAGGTGACAGCCACCGTCTACGACGGCTGGTATCACGGGCGCCAGACCGCGTGCGGCAACACCTACCAACACTGGGGTGTGTCCGCTGCGCATCCATGGCTGCCATGCGGCACACGCGTCACGGTGCAACACCGCGGGCGCCTGCTCACTGTGCCGGTTACGGACCGCTGCGACTGCGGATCACTAGATCTCAGCGCCGGCGCTGCATACCGACTGGGCGTGCCGCTAGACGGCACCGCAACTGTGTCGATCCGTTACTGAGCTGGGTTGACCACGGCAGCACATGGTGTAGGATATGGGGACAGGAGGCGAGAGCTTCCACCCCAACCTGAGAGACATGACCGCAACCGTTACCTGCCCCTTCTGCAATGGCACCGGCCACCTGCCCCATTTCAGCCATGTGCAAAACGGCGACTGCTTCGCCTGCGGAGCCACCGGCAAGCTGCGTGATCTGACTGCTTTTGTCGGCAACAACTCAGATGTTGTCTTGACCGTCTGGACCCGCAACGGCAAATTCACCGGTGCGCACCTGCGCCAGCGCACTTGGAAGATCAACGGCCAATGCAAAGAATGGGGCCGTGATGCTTACTACCGCGAGATCAGCAACGCTGACGAAGCTCGCAACATCTGGCGCAATGCCAATCAACTCGGCATCATCACTGACCTAGTTGACTGATCCACACGCGGCCCGCCGGAGCCGCACCCAATCCGGCAACCACACACTGCGACCCCAACCATGCTCACAACCGCCTTGCTAGTCATTTGGAAACTGCTGCTACCACTGCTGGTAGTAGTCGCCGTGATCGACTGGCTAACTGCCTCTGATGACCGCCGCATTCGCGTACTGCGCCGCACTGGCCTGAGCCAGAAGCGCATTGCCGACCGCCTCAACCTGTCCACCTATCGCGTCCGTAAGGCGCTGATGGCATGAACAATCTCAACCGCTTTGCCGTGCTTGCAATCATCTTCGGTGTCTGGGCAATGGCCTATGACACCGGCCGTCAACAACCTGCCTACAGCCATCACGCCTGCCAAGAGCAACTCAAGCCATGAGCGAATCAGACATTTACTGGACCTTTGCCACCGCCTACCAGCACGGCGGTGGTTTTTTTCAAGCCCTAGCTGCTGCTGGCCTGAAGGCTGACCCCGGCAACAAGCGCCGTCTGCTCGATGCATTCCCTGAGCTGGTCGCCACCTACGGCACCGCCAGCCGGATGCACCGCCAGATGCGTAGCGGGGCAGCAGCATGACCAGCAACGCCGACTACCACGCCGATCCAGCCGTCAGCGCTAGCCATCTGCACGCAGTGGCTAAGTCGCCCTATCACTACTGGAGCCGCTACCTCGATCCCAAGCGCAGCGCACCGGAGCCAACTGCTGCAATGCGGCTGGGCTCACTGGTGCATTGCGCAGTACTCGAACCGGAGGAGCTGCTGCAGCGCTATGGCGTCTGCGCACCACGCAATACCAAGGCCGGCAAGGAGCAAGCAGAGCGCATGGCTGCTGATGGCATTGAAGCCGTCACGCAGTCCGACATGGCGCTAGCGCTCAGCATGGCTGCCAGCGTCCGCGTGCACCCTGCTGCTGCAGCACTGCTTGCCCATGGCAAGGCTGAGCAGTCCTTCTGGTGGAATGACGCCACTACCGGCCTGCGGTGTAAATGCCGCCCCGACTGGTATGACGGCAGCACTGTGGTTGATCTCAAGACCACTACGGATGCCAGTCCTGCCGGCTTTGCCCGTAGCGTCGCCACCTTCCGCTACCATGTGCAAGCGAGCCATTACCTAGCCGGCTTGCACGGTGCCGAGCGATTTGTGTTCATTGCCGTTGAGAAAACTGCGCCGTACGCGGTTGCGGTCTACGAGCTTGACGCCGCGGCCTTGGCTGCTGGTGACGAGCTACGGCAGCATGACATGCGCGTGATTGCCGACTGCCAAGCCACCAAGGAGTGGCCGGGCTACGGCGATCACTGCCAAGCGCTCAGCCTGCCTTCATGGGCATTACGCAACGACACTGCTATTACTTCGGAGGACTTCTAATGAGTAACCATCGCATACACCGCACTTGTGTGTATTGCGATTGCGTCTACAGCGTTTCCCGCTCCGCCCCTGGCGATCATTTCCCTGTTCCACAGCGGCGCGGCGGCATTGATACTATCGATTGCTGCCGAGAATGTCATTCGCTAAAGGATCGCATCAAGCTAGACGATTGGAACTACACGATGATTGGCAAGGTTGCGGCTGATTTTCCAAAGCTCAGCCGAGAAACCAGAATCTTTTTGGCGAAAGCGATCACTTTGTTTCAAGACGCAAAAGCATTAACTGAAGCACAATGAGCACATCAATCACACTCTGGACACCAGAGCAAACGCAGCTGATCTCAACCACCATTGCGCCTGGCTGCAGCAATGACGAGTTGCGGCTGTTTGCCTACGCCTGCCAGCGCACTGGACTGGATCCATTCAGTAAGCAGATCTACGCCATCAAGCGCGGCGGCAAGATGACCATCCAAGCCGGCATTGACGGCTTGCGTGCTATTGCCGAACGCACCGGCCAACTCGATGGCTCTGAAACCTACTGGTGCGGTGACGACGGCCAGTGGACTGACGTATGGCTTGGCAGCAAGCCACCTGCTGCGGCCAAGACCATCATCCACCGCAAGGGCAGCCAGCATCCATTTGTTGGTGTCGCACGCTTTGCTGACTACAACGCCGGCCAAGGCTTATGGGCCAAGATGGGTGCCGCAATGATCGCCAAGTGCTCTGAGGCATTGGCATTGCGCAAGGCATTTCCTGCTGACATGTCCGGCGTCTACAGCACTGATGAGATGCAGCAAGCTGAGGTTGAGCCGGTGACAGTGACCGCTGCACCTGCACCTGCACCTGCACTGCCTGCGGGTGATGCCAAGCTGTTCCAAGCTGGCAAGGCTGCTATTGCCAAAGCCGACACGCTGGACAAGCTGCAAGAGGTCGTTGCGCGGATGGATAAGCGCAAGCCTGATCTCAGTGATGAGCAAAATCAACAGCTCATGGAGTTAGCACTAGCCAGAGAGGCTGCTCTAGCACCCGCCACCGAGGATCCGTTTGCCGATGACTGAGCTGTCTCCTGTCGCTTCCGCTGTCTGGGAAGCATTCAACCAAGACGAAGCCGGAGTCTTTGTGGACTACGGCGACAAGCTTGCCGCCGCCCTACGCGTTATCTCTGACTTTGTACGCATGGATCAGCCGCTCGGAGATACTGACGCTGATGCTGGTGTCTTTGCAGCACACCAGGCCATCGATGGCTACATCACGGCCATAGCCGACGAACTAGAGGGCACGCAATGACTGAACCATTCCTCACCACTGATGAGCTGGCAGCACGTTGGGGCATGAAACCAGCAGCCATCAAAAACCAACGTGCACGCGGCATTGGCCCTGCTTACGTCACTGCACCACGCATTGGCCTACCAGCAGGTACACCGCGCGTTCGCTATCCCCTTGCACAAGTCTTGGCTTTTGAAGAAGCCAATGGCATCACCCCACTGAACTGAAAATGAGCCTCTACGCAACTGGCATCGTTCGCATCATCACCGATCCGCAACTGCGTGCCTTTGAATCCGGCACCATGGTTGCCAACTTCGCTGGTGGTATCCAGGAAGGCAAGGATAAAGACGGCAACTGGATCAATAACGCTATTGACTGCGAGATCTGGGGTAAATCCGCTGAGCTGATCGTTGATAAGCTCAAAAAAGGCGACAGCATCCTTGTGACCGGTGCCGTGCGCCGGCAAGAATGGAACGACAAAGAAACCGGCGCCAAACGCAGCAAGCATGTGCTTAGCATTCAGCGCTTTGAATTCATGCCACGCGGCGCAGCAGCCACCAGCGAGGAGCCTGTGTTCTGATGAACGAAACCACACTTGATATTGCATTCAAGGAGTGGTGGGAGGCGTCTTACGGGCGCCCTCCCGGCACCCATGCAGTGATGACACACGTGGCATTTGCCGCGCATATTCTTGAACTCCTAGAGCTAATGCAAGATGATCAACCACAAAACTGAGCAGCGCCGTGATGACTACCTGCAGTGGCTCTATGAGCAAAGCGGTCGCACCTGCAGCACGTACACCGGGTTATATCAAGAGCGCATTGCTGATCTGATCCGCCGCGATATGGCAGAGGTTTTAGGTAATGAGTGATCTTGTCAACCATCCGCCGCATTACAAGCACGGCGACATTGAGTGCATTCAAGCCATTAAGGCAGCACTCGGTGATGATGGCTTTCGCGCTTACTGCAAAGGCAACGTCATCAAATACCTGTGGCGCGCTGAGCACAAGGGCAATGCCGATCAGGATTACGGCAAAGCTGATTGGTACATGCGCAGGTTGCTGCTGCATGTAGATGAGTGATCCGTTTAAGCGCGGCGAGGCAAACTACGCCGCGTTTCTTACAGAAGATCACGTGCGCGAACTGCGCCAGTTGCGTGTTGCTGGTAACAGCTACAGACAACTAGCAGAACGCTACGGCATTGACAAGAAACACGCATGGCGCATTTGCCAACGCATTGCATGGAGCTGGCTTGAATGACCCAACAACATCCCATCACCCCACCGCCGGAGCTGGTAGAGCAGTGGTGTGAGCAACTTTTTGGCTGCCCGGATAAACCAGAAATCGCTGCGTATGAACTAGTACGACTTGGTGTTCAATGGGGCGCCGACCAAGAGCTGGAGGCGTGTTGTGAGTGGCTTCACTGGCAAAACCTGGCCACACATCCCGAACTGATCCCTTCGCTCCGCGCCGCCCGCCGCTCCAAGCCGCCGAGCTTGAAGGAGCAGGCGCTTAAAGAACTGACATGGGTTGACAAACATCTCAACATGCCACTTCACAACCACTGTACCGCCATCCACACCATCCGCCGCGCCCTTGAACAACTTCCCGACAACGAGTAGTCGCTTCCACTTCTATGTCCCACTCCATCTATAAACCTTGGCTGCGAAACCTTTACGTCAGACGCCTCTACATCCTTTTTGGAATGCCTTTTGCGCTTCTTGCAATGGTGGCACACCTCACCGTCAAAAGTATGCGAGAGGCTATCGCTGAGTCGATCAAGGCTTGGCAGCCAGAAGATCTCAGCCGACCCTCGTAGTCACCTTCACTAATCACCCATGACACAACAACATCCCATCACCCCACCGCCAGAGCTGGTGCAGCAGTGGGCTCTCATGATTGAGCAGCACACCGACACCGAAGTCTTCACCATTGCCGCCCAATGGGGCGCAGACCAAGAGCTGGCGGCGTGTTGCAGACAACTTACGGATCCCGAGTGGTACGACGGAATCAAGAACTTGCGTGGGCCGTTCCGCGCAGCAGAACTCCGTGCTGCCCGCCGCCCCAAGCCGCCGAGCTTGAAAGAGCAGGCGCTAGCGCTCGTTGAGCAGCACGAAGACGGCTGGCGGCCGTCACCTAAGGACTGGGACACCATCCGCCGCGCATTGGAGGCACTGCCCGACAGCATTGTCGTATTTCCTTCTCAGTGTTAAAAG